AACGGGCAACAGTAGCTTCTTCTCCTAGTTTACGATAAAGACCATATAGTTCCTGTACGGTTGTCCTACGAACTCTAGCCCTTGTCCCCTTTCTAGGCTTTCTTTTAACTTGAGGACCAATAAGAGCTTTAGCCGATGCCGGCATGTCATCTTTCTGACTGCTTGCTAGGGTATCATCTAATTGCTTGTACTTGGAGAGTGTTTTTGTTACAGGTCCACGCACCTTTTGTTGAATCGCTGACCACAGTTGGTCTTCTTGTACTCTTGCATCATCTAATGCTTTTTCTAATGACTCTCGGACTGCTATACTTGCAGAAATTTCATCGGGACTTCCTAACGCTAAAAGAGCAGCCCCCGCATCATCAGCAGCTTTTTCAATTCTTGCATCCATAGCACTCTTGAGTCGATCAACCTTTGCCTTTGCAAAAGAACGGGTATTACGAATGTTTCCTGATCGTTTGATGGTATCAGAAAGTTTTTGAATGCTTTCTGAGCGTTTAATTGAAACCCGTGTCATTTCAGATGGGGATTCTTTTAGAACTGCTTGCTCCAAAGCCATAAGTGCTGGTTCATCAGTTCTAGCCGACGGAGACAGTTCTGTTCCCTTTAACGATTCAATATCAGCAGCAGCTTTTTGTGGGTCAGAAACTAATTCTTGTACTCGTCTCGATGCCCGTGCTTTTGCGCCACTAGGCAAAAAAGGAAGTAATGCTTTATACCCTAATCGTCCTAATAAGTTAACCCTAGAGCCAGCTAATGCTACGGCAGCAGAAGGAGTCATGCCACCTAGTAACTCAAGCGTTAAAGCCGCGCCTGGACCTAACTGATTTTCCTCAGCAATACCTCTAGCAGTAGCAATACCAGGTACAGCGGCAGCCTCTATAGCAGCGGCTCTTCCCGGACGCTCAATCAAGTCTTCTATTATTGCTTTACCTACACGACCCTTGGTTCCGCCAGTGGTTGAAAGCAGTTGTGCGCCTTTTATAAAGGGCAAGCTGAAGCCCGCAATTTCACCGAAAACGGCTCCTGCTCTTTCACCAAAGGTTTTAGGCTCTCGGTCAGGGATGTCGATTCCTAAGAACTCTGCCGCAGATTCTATACTTTCTGAACCACCAAAAGGACGATCAGAGCCAAGTTTAGGATTAACTGCAACTAAAACTTCATTTGTAACATCAACAGGCGTACCTGCCAGTTGCACTAACGATTTATTAGCAAACGGAAAAAATCCACTAGGCCCCTGTTGGGCTTGAGCCTTTTGGACATCATCCTTTGAAGGTAACGCTTTTTGCTGTTGCCGTCTGGAATACTCTTGAGCCAGAATAGTAGCGTCCTCAGTATTACCAGCAGCATCGGCTCTTTGTAGAGCGATTGCTAGTTGTTCGTCGGTAAGTTCCATTATTCTTGATTTAAATATTTGTTTGCTATATCAGACAATTCCGGAGAAGGGGGCCTTACCTCGGCTGACTCTTCACCTTGTGATACACCTAGAATACGAAGAAAATTCGTTAAATCGTTTTGGAGTCGAAGCCCAGCAGCACGCTCATCGGCTGGCAAATTAGGATCATTGATGGATTTTGCGATCGCCTCAAGTCGATTACGTACTGACTTATCAACACTACGTAGCTGAGCCAATAATGTAGCTGAGTCTTTGAATGCACCTGGTGAAATATTTAACTCCTTATCAAGCATAGCCATTTCAGAAGCCAAAAATTTTGGTGCTGTTCTCATAGAACGCCGAATATCTGACTGAGCAGTTTGAAATGTCTGGAGGTTCTCTAGTAGCTCTGCATTAGCAACATCAAATCCAATCTGTCCCGTAACGCGTTGTGCTGCCGCAGTAATTGCAGGAATGATACCAGTTGTGCTTTCGGCTATCTTATAAAGATTAATGCTACTGGGGTCTGCATCAGCATCAGAGCCAAGTGCAGTTGATGTTGCCGCATCAATTACTGAAGAAGATCTCAAGGGCTTTTGTTCGCCAGTTGCAAGGTTTACAAGGAATGAGGCTCCAGTAATAGGGTTACTTATAATTTTAACGACACCATCTACAATATTGACCGAGTCAGTAAAAGATATACCAGGATTAGCAGCCATAATCCTCCTTACTTGTTGTTCTTTTGCGCTAAGACCAGCAGTCTCAGGCTGCATGGATTCAATCATATTGAAAAAATTAGGATCCCTGCCACCTTGACTAATATATGCAGAAACTGCATCTTGTGTATTTATATCACCCGTTCCTGCTTCTCTAGACGCAGCTAAAGCCATATTAGCAGCATCTCTGTCTATAATTTGTTGTTGTTGCTCAGATTGGGCGGATCGTAATTGTAAGTCCCTTAACGCACTAGCCTGTCTAGCCTGTTGTTGCTGGGTATAGGCATTAGCAAATCCATTAACCGTCAACACATCGCGCTGATTATAGTTACCGCTTTCAATCTTTGCGTACGCCTTTCCTACGTCTCCACCTGCATTTTTTAGGGCAGGTAGCAGTGTCGGCTCAGCGGCTGCTTGACCCTCAAGAGAAGCTAGTCCAGCAAGCGTAACCTGCTTGTTTGTTTGGTATTTTTCGATACCTTCACCAATCTGTCTGCCAAGGTTAGCAAGTGCTGAAGCTTGTATGTTAGCAGCATTTGTAAATCCCCTGAAGTCTAATGCCCCTAGTCTTGGGTCAACTTTTGTTCCTACTTGAAATGCCATATTATTTGATTCTTGTATTCATCCATTTGCGGATGATTGTTTTCAGTACAGGTTTGTTTGATATGAACTTAGCAAAGCGTTTGCCGTGCTTTATGTACAAGTTACGGAACCAAGAAGGTGCATCATTTAGCAACCAGGCTCGGAAGCATAACCACTTAGGATTGTCAATCCCGTAGACTTCACGGGCTACCCAGCAAGCCTGTGCGAACCCCCCAATGGCTGCTCCGATACCTTGCGCTATGCCAGCACTACGTGTAGCATCAGCCTGTGCCTGTGCGCCAAGCAAACCGAACTGATTGCTTTGACGCTGCATAGCCATATTGATTCCTACGTTTGGATCAAATAGCTGAGGTCCGGACTGTTGACCCGCCAGATCATACGCCTGTCCATATAGACCTGAACCCATTTGAGTAAATTGAGATGGACGACCGAACAAGAACTGAGATGGGTCAGCACCAACTTGACGCGCTTGCCGAAATGCACCAAGACCCGCTTGCCTAGCCTCTTGACGTAGACCACTGCGTATCTGCTCACGCCCAAGTAATTCAGCAGCAACAGAACTTTGGTCACCAATACGACCTCTTGACAAAGAACCAGCCCTAGCTGCTTGTTCAGCCATCCTACGTCTTTCTGGAGATAGCTGACCTTCGCCTTCAGCAAAAAGTGTTTCGGCTTGTTGGGCTGCTAAATCAGCTAATCGAGTTGCTTGTGGGTCAGCAGCGCGGAATGCGTCAGTTACCTGACTGCCAAGTCTCTGTAATCTTAATATTTCTCTCTCTTTAGCTTCATCTTCTATGGGTGCAGCTTCCTCAGCAGCGCGTCTTTGAAGTTCTATTAATCCAGCCTGACCGTCTCTTCCAAACAGCGCCGCCTCTTGTTCACCTAGTTCTAGTGCTGTGTACTGAGGACGAAAAGTACGCTCGGCTTCTATAAGACGATTCTGTAATATTGGGTCAGTAACGCCTTGCGCTCGACCAAAGTCAGAACCAAAAAGGTATTCGCCCATTGCTTTACCTGGATCAATCGGATCAGGTGATTGTATTGTTGTACGTCCTTTGCCCATCTTTTTTAATTATTTAATATTTTTTTAAAAAGTCTATTTGTGTAAGTTACTCGTGTTGGTATTCCACCCCTTGGTCTAATACCTAGTTTGTTCTTTTCAAGAACCTCTGGACAACGGTTTAGGAAATCCATTGTAATGTTCTTGAAGGCATCATCACCATCAGCGAAAAGAAACGCCATAAATATACTATCTCCGTCCTCTCTGTCGGCCTCCCAGTTATTAATAAATTCCCAGCCATCGTCCTCGTTGCAATTATACCACATAAAGACAGCTTTTACAGAAGTATCCTCATTGTAGTGAACGATTAAAGTTTGCTTCGCCCAGTGATAGGCAACCATTAGACGTATGAGTTCCTTGTCCCAGCCGTCAAAGACCTTTCCGTTTTCATGCTCGACACAGAAGTCCACCACTTCATCCATCGCAAGAATAGCATTCTTTTGAGTGCGATTCTCAAGAGCTACTTGTACGGATTGAAGTAAGCGATTGTATCCCATTAGGTGAGTTTACTAATTACAATATATACGTCAAAAGCATTCCAGTCAGTAGCACCCGCACCACTAATTGGATCAGCGTAAATAGCTAACTTGTCTGTAGATACATCGCTTACTGTTCTTATATATTTTTGAGAAAATGAATGAGTTGATGTAGTAGCTATAAAATTTGTATTATGACCATCTCCATCTAATAAATTTGTAGTTGAAGAGGTAGATGAGGTAAGATGAATTTGATAATAATCACCACTCGTACTATCACTATCTGTAAAATTACCTGATATATCTATAAGATAAGTACCTGTTGAGGCAAAAGTAATATCTCCTGCACTAAAACTAACAATGCTATCTGGATCAGAAACTTCAGACATATTTTTAAAGTAATAGTTAGCCCCATCTCTGGCTCCTCCAGAATCGGATTTAATAATAGCTTGTGATGTAGTAGCAGCAGTAACAGCAGTAGTAACAAATTCTGTTGTAGCTACTCTAGTTGTATTGTTACCGGCTGACTGAGTAGTGGTCGTAGGGTTACCACCTAGGGCAACATCATCGGATATATCAACAACACCTGCATTAGTCATGGTAGCGTCACCACTAAGAGCAGCGGCTGTAAAGCCAGTGCCGTTACCAATTAGTATCTGCGTATTTGCAACGGCCTTAGCGGATATATCACCCTCTGCATTAGTGTCATTTACCAATACAGTATTAGCGGCAACGTGCTGCATCTTTTCAAAAGTAACGCCAGTCGTTGTGCTTGAGCTGGTAGCTAGTTGGGTGGTACCTATACCTCCATTTTTTACAATAATTTTCTTTGGAGAAGAACTATCGAGGGCTGTCGTGCTGTCATCTACGGCTCCTGCCGCAAATGTTGCACTATCAACTAGGGCGTTGAGATTAGCTGCCGTGACCTGATCGCCCGTTGAAAAGGTTGTTCCTTTTGATAAAATTGACATTATTCTGCTTTATTAGTTGAACGGAAGGATATGGCTCCATCGGCTTCGATGGCCCTAATCTTTGGTCTTCCGAGTGTATTGTTAAGTGTAAACTGTATTCCGTAACCTCGACGGTTACCTATTCTACCACGGATGGACACATCCTCAGCCTCAGCCAAAGTGGATCCAACAAAATCACTAAGTTTGCCTAAATTAAGATTTGCGTCTGGGTTCTCAGTCTCAGCGGATATATCAAAGTCAGACACCGTAGATGCGCCAGATTCAAGGTGCATTTCAAACTGCTTCCAGTTCTTTCGCTCTAGGCTCTGAAACGTGTATTGACGAGTAGTCAGTGAACCCGGAATATTAATTGTCTTTTCTGCTCCACCAATCTGAGTAATTACTCTGTCAACTCCATCAACCCGTTCGTCTAGTTTCTGCACCCCGCCTATGTCATTGACTGCGTACACACCACGCTCTGCGCCTTCGCCAACAACCAATAAATTAGAAATATGGAAGTCCGCATCAGATACCTGGTCAATGCTTTCCCACTGCTTGTTGAGGAAGTTGTAAATTATTATGGCGTTGTTCTTAGTTGAAGTATCTAAAGGAACAGCTAAGAAGTATCTGTTATCAAAGTAAACGCCTACGGACTTGTCCCGATGCGCCTTGTTTATCCTTTGAATAGTCACGTTGATTGGCTCACTTAGGGGAGTCTCAGTGCCACGAAGGTTGTATTCGTCAAAGAACTGAGTGCTATAAACACCGTTGTCAGAAAGAAATATTACTTGGTTACCAACCTGTACAATGGACTGACGAGCCACGCAGCCAACCTCGTTAGTCAGAAGTTTAGTGCTAGCTGCTTCCAAGGATGTTGTGTTAGTAATTAAGTGAATACTGTTGCGATTGAACACCATTAGGTTGTCTTCCGAGAAAGAGTGCAGACCTACATTAAAGTCAGCCTCACCAGCATTGAACCGGTATTGAGCAAAGATTTGATCATAGGTGTCAGTGTCCAGGATGTCAGATGCTATAACTTCATCGAGTATGCCCCTCGCAGTAAATGAGTCCGCTGACGCATCAACGCTGAACTGGAATGGCATGACTAATCTGCGCTGATGATAGACCGCATAAGGTGGTGCTGGCATGTGAGTAAAGCCCAAGCCAACAGATACTTTCTTAATGAAGTGAACGTCAGTCTGATTTGAAACATCGTCAGTATTAACAAAAAATTTAAATTCAGAAGAACTAGCCTCGGAGACAGTAAAAGCGGTTCCCTTGGTCAGTGTGCTACCACCAGCAGTAATTAAATTTACTGTGTCCCCAGCCGATAGGGTATTAGAGACTGTAACGGTAGCCACTCCATTTGTTATTGTAAAACCAGTAGCTGCTAGATTTACTGGCTGAGTATAAGTACCGCTAGCTACTTTTGTAAAGGCAGGTGTCCCGCTAAACGAACCATTCCACTCTAAAGCAGTCGTGCCTTCACGAAATATAAATACCTTATTAAATGCCTGTAGCATGGATGCTGTAGCCGAAACAGTTACTCCCGACGGATAAGCAATATCTGTAGTTGCTCCAGTAGACGTATTAACTGCTACTGCTTTTATGTTAGAAGCAAAGATAATATACTGACTAGCTGATGCGTTAGGATCTGAGAAGGCACAGGATCCATAGATGGCATTTACAGCCCCCTCATTGAGTATTCCAAACTTAACGGTTGCAGTCCCGCTAGCCGTTCCGCTGTATGTTTGGTCAGATATTGTAATCTGCGTGCTACTGTCCTTTGTAAATGCTCGATCACCATTTACCGCAGGGGTGAGTCCAGACACACCTGACACATTAACAGTTCCAGAGCTAGGAAAGTTTGTAGCGGTAACACCTGTCAGAACAACGGCTCCACCAGTCTGCGTAGCTGTTACAGATGTATCATCAGCCACTAGAGTAAACGGAAGGGTAAGAGCAGATGCACCAGTTGACAGAGGGTTAGATATCAAATCAATACCTTTTCTAACCTGTGCTTCGCCCCTGCGGTCAGTCCGTAGGTTCTGTGCATCAGCAAGTATACCGACTGGTAACTGATCAGGTCTTAGCCGATTATTGAAACCAAGAAAACCAACATCTCCATCCTTGGCAATGCGGTCATCTAGTCCTGAATATGTCCGGTACTCAGGCATTGATTAACATTTCCAACGCTTCAAGGCTAATGCCTTTCGTGTTGGTCTACCTTTCTTGTCCTTCATTGGACCTTTTACGCCAGCCATCCTAGCACAGAATGATTTCTTACGAGCAAGTCTTTTACCTGTCGGATTCTTCTCAGTAACAGGGGGCTTGAGGTTAGCACCTGTCTTGCGCTTGAAGTAGGCGCGACCAGCGGCAGTCAGTCCTCCCTTTTTACTTTTGTGTTCCTTTCTCATTAGCTTCTGACTCTTGCTCTAGGTGTGTTGGCTACAACTGTCTTTCCTCTGGCTCCTGCTGACTTCTTTTTACGCGCAGTTGCTGCTCTCTCCGCTTTCGTGAGGCTGAGAGCCTTTCTTTTAGGCAAGCAACGGTCAGGGTTTTTCTTATCCTTCGACGTTCCGCAAGGGCCTTTAATCGATCCATCCGTTCCTATCCTTACCCAGTTCTGCTTGAGCCATTCTTTTAGTTGAGCCATTATGATTTTTTGATGCTGTTAATATAGGTTCTATACACTCTAGCAGGTCCAGTCTTCTTCATTACCTTTGCCCGTTGTTCCATTGCTATTGCTGCCTGTATCTTATGTGCGTGAGTTCTGCCTGATCTTTTTATTTTATTTATGCTAGATTTAGCTGTCTTTACATCTTTGAATCCTAAACCCTTGATTGTGCCTTTTGGATTTTCATCCGTATACAAATCAGAATGCTTAGACTTAGGTCTAATGGTTCCGTCTGGTCTTTTTCTAGGGATTCTTTTCCC